ATCAGTTTTAACCCTGCTTACCGTGCTCAAAACCTCGCATATTGGGCGAAGGCGGGCCGAATGCTTGGGGTAGATGATGGAATTTTGAGCTCACTTGCCGGAAGTACCTCATATGTCGTTTATGACTTTGGTGGGATTGTATTCTCACCACGTATTGAGGTATATGGCGATGTGGATGAGGACGAAATCATAAAGAAAATCAAGGAGCACGAACCAGAGTTCTTCGATTACCTTGAAAAATGGTTACGGAAACGGGAGGTGGGGTGCTATGGTGCAGCGTATAGTCGGATACATTGATTACACCACTCAGCAGGGGGATACATTTGACAGCTTGGCCCTGGCTGCATATAGTGAGGAAAAGCTGGCCAGTACCATAATCCAGGCTAATCCGGATTACTGTGATGTAATCATCTTTGACTCTGGAGTTAGGCTCAGGATCCCAATTATAGAGAATATCGAGTTGCCAGAGACATTACCACCTTGGAGGCGGTCCTCATGAAGCTACTTTTTGAGGGGAAGGATATCACAAACGATGTCTCAATTGATGCCTGTTATCATGACATGTATTCAGACGGCCGGAGTGACTCCTTGGTAATAAAGTTTGATGACATTGACCGGGTATGGGATGCTTGGAAACCTGCAACAGATAATATTGTTGCAGTGGAAGAAGGACCTGCTCGAACCGGTAAGATGTTCATTCACAACATTGAACCGGAGAACGGCAAATATATTCTGACAGCACTGGCTGTGCCGACGAATTATGCCGATGCAAGAAGCAAATCATGGGAGCAGGTCCGCCTCTTCCAGATCGGCAAAGAAATAGCGGAGAGATATGGGTTTATATTCCAGCAGTATGGAGCGTTGGACCAGACTTTTCCTTATCTCATGCAGCAGGAAGATGATTTTTCTTTCTTACAGAAAATCTGCGATCTTGCAGGATGTAAGTTTCTGGTTTTTAATGGCATGCTCATTTTTTATTCAATGTCATATATTGAAAAGCAAGATCCAGCTTATGAGCTCATCCTTAAGCCAGATACCAGGTTTGAATGGGAATGCACAAAGTCGGGGAAAGTAGGGGTCATCTGGAGTGATCTGATTCCAGAACTTGCAGCCTGCAGCGTAGTTAATCTGAGAACAAACGGTTACTCAAACTGGGATGGTCCGGTTTTCATATATCATATCAGGCACGACTATATCAAACGGAAAAGCAAGATATTTTTCAGAAAAATTTAGGTGGGATAACTATGGTCCAGAAAGGCACAGTTGTAGCAGTGCAGCCAGGAGGTGTCAGAATTCTACCTCTTGGAAAAGAAAACGCAGTTACGCCATTAATAAAAACCGGTTTGGAATTATCAGTTGGAGATGTCGTTGCCTTTGTCTTGTTTGACGATGGAACCGGAATTGTGCTTCAGAGGATGTGAGGTGGATTAAATGGCCATTATTGCCCAATTCCTTAACAAAAAATGGGAGGTCTCTCCGCAAAAAGTCATAAATTTAGAAGGCTTGTCTACCTCATTTAAGCTTAATGATAAGGGAGGAAAAGAACCGCAGCAAATTAAGTTTGAATCAATTTTGAGTGATGCGGTAGGTGTAAATGTATATGAAGAAATAGAATCATGGAAATCGCTTGTGGGCACAACCGGCCCATTTTTTTTAGGCGGGAAGAGGTTTGGTCCGGAGAAAATGCAGCTTACTAATGTGGACGTGTCAGATATCAGCACTGATGACCTGGGCAGGATAAGACGGGCAAAGATATCCTTAACACTGGTAGAGTACACGGGAGCATCTTCAAAGTCATCATCAAACTTGGCAAAGTCCTCCCCGGGGATAGCGACTTATAATGCTTTAGGCATTTCGTCAGCAAAAAATATAGGGGCTACATCAGCGGATAAGGCCGCCAAAAAGCCTACAAATACCCAACTTTCGAGGTGATTATATGAAAGCATACGGGAATGGTACGCCACAGCAATGCGCTGCCAATCTGCTACTTATTTCACGGGGAGAAGTGCCATATGACCGAATAAAAGGCCTAAATGCAAGTCTGATCGATCAACCTTGTACATTGGCAAATCCAGAGATCCGCGCTGAGATTGAGTGGTTGCTTACTACCTATGAGCCCAGAGTGAATTTCAGCGAGATTTCCATTGATGCTTTGCTTCCCGAAGAAGGAAGGTTTGCTATAAATACTCAGATATCAAATATAACCGGCTGAAAGGAGAAGCATTATGAGTAATGAAATCTATTTCAGCGAAACAGATGCAGCCGCTATATATGACCAGATCATAGCTTCCTTAGAGCAAAGTGTGGGTCAACCGCTATACCCCGGTGATGAGAGAAGGATATTTGGCGAGGCTCTTGTTGCGGTATTTGTATCTTTATATAACACCATAAACGATGCGGCTCGCCAACGCCTCCTGCGGTATGCCCGGGGCACTGTATTGGATGCAATTGGTGAGCGTGTTGGTGCATCGCGAGCACCGGCGCTCCCGGCAAAAACCTCTTTGAGGTTTGCTGTTGCTTCGCCGTTATCGAGTAATATTTTGATTCCCAAGAGTACGAAAGTGGCAACTGCAGATGAAAGCGCTTATTTTGCGACAGATGAGACGGCTGTATTACAAGCCGGGACATCATATGTCGATGTGCCAGCCTCAAGTATAGAAGGTGGGTCTCGTTATAATGGGTATGCTCCAGGTAGCATATCAACCTTGGTTGATCTTATCCCATATATCTCCACTGTGGAGAATACCGTGATGACATATGGCGGAGACGATGGAGAACCATACACCGAAGAAGGGGATGCCAAATTCCGTGAGAGGATCCGTCTTGCTCCATCGCGTTTTTCAGTGGCTGGGCCTGAAGGTGCGTACAGATATTTTGCGTTGTCTGCAGATCCCCGAATAGCAGATGTACATATATCAAGTCCGGAGCCGGGAGTTGTAAGGCTCGTTCCTATCCTGGTAGGGGGAGAAATTCCGCCGGCAGACATACTATCTAAGGTTGAGCAAGCAGTTGCTGCTCCGGATGTCAGGCCGCTCACGGATCATGTTATTGTTCAAGCTCCTGAACAGGTGCAGTTTGATATAGAGCTAAAGTACTATACGACGGCTGAGGACGAAAGCCGGGCTATTCAGACCATAGAGGGCGAAGGTGGGGCAATTGATAGGTACATTGCTTGGCAATCAGGGGCACTCGGTAGAGATATTAACCCGGATCAATTACGCAAGTATATACTTGCTCCTTCCTGGAAAGATGGCCTTGTTGGAGCCATCAGAGTAGAGATTGTGAAACCTCAGTTTACAGAAATTGATGATGATGAGGTTGCCAAATTCAGCGGCAACTTGACATTGACTCATGAGGTGATCGATTCATGAAGTTATCTGATGTCGATATTATGGCATTATTGCCGGCGTTCATGAGATCTGATAATGCAGTTCAGGGTCTTGCAAACGGAGTAAATGCACTGGTACGGGCTCTGGCGGCAAGGATAATGCTACTGAGAACCTGGGATCAGATTGATCACATGAGCGAAGCAGAACTAGATGAATTAGCGTGGGAACTTGATGCTACCTGGTATAGTAAGGATGCTTCAATCGAAGCTAAACGCGAAATTCTCAAGAAATCTGATCTGATACATGCAAAGCTCGGTACTAAATGGGCTGTAGAACAAGTGATAAGTGCCTATTTTGGTGACGGTATAGTTCAGGAATGGTTTGAATATGGCGGCGAACCATATAGATTCAAAGTAATTACAAGCAATGCTTCAGTGACCAAAGAACAGGCCGGATTGTTTTTAAAGGCTTTAAATGCCGTTAAAAATATGAGGTCGCACCTTGAGCAGATAGTAATTTCTCTATCTGGAGAAATGCCATTATACTATGCCGGTGTTGTCCACACTGGTGATTTTTTAGAGATAAGGCAGGTGGTATAAATGAGTGCATTTGGTGGACTGATATTGACAAATAGGGGGCGTGCGCTGCAAGCAAAAGCCCAGGCGGGAGTACAGCTCAAATTCACGAGTATTCGAGTTGGAGATGGTCAGGTTGGCGGACAAGCCATTTCTGAGTTGACAGACTTAATTCATACGGTAAAAACGCTGGATATAACAAAGTTAAAAACTCTCTCCGGAGGTAAAGCAGTAGTAGGAGGTACACTTTCCAATAGCGGGCTAACAACCGGCTTCTATTGGCGGGAGATTGGGGTGTTTGCCGAGGATCCTGACCTCGGCGAAATCCTTTATTGCTATGGAAATGCTGGTGATCAGGCTGAATACATACCTGCAGATGGTGGCGCGGATCTCATT